TAATCAAAATGAAAAAGCACAAAATTATGAATGTGATACCAGAACCAAAAGAGACACCAACCCCTCCCCCGGCTCCGCCGATGCCCCAACCACCTCAACCACCAAAACAACCAGGTGATTATTTGAGAGAGAATGGTGTTCTATTTATGGACAAAGAATTTAACCAAGACAATTGTATGCCATTAGTCAAAATGATTATTGAATACAACTTGATGCCAAAAGAAAAAGCACCAGAAGTTATTCACTTGTATATCAATTCACCAGGTGGTTATGTAGATAGTTGTATGCATCTTATTGATGTTATTAAACAATCTCGTATTCCAGTTTATACATACGGAATGGGGTCAATTGCATCCTGTGGTGTTATGCTTATGATGTCTGGTGCAAAAGGTCATCGGTATCTTACACAGAATACAGCGGTTATGTCACACGAATTTAGTGGCGGGACCCGTGGCCAATACCATGATATGGTCGATACGCAGAAACATATGGAATGGACAAATCAGAAATTGCTGGAGCATTACATCAAATGTACTGGAAAGAAAGAACCATACATTCGTAAGCATTTACTAGCACCAAAAACTGACCATTGGTTAACTCCTGAAGAGGCAGTTAAGCATGGTATTGCAGATGAGTTAATTGAGTCCTATTAAAATTAATTATTGACAAATCCATAAAAATCGTGTATTATAATCTTACTGTAACATATTAAAATGGAGACAATATGAAAATCATCGCAGGGAATAGCAATCTCTCTTTAGCGGGAGAAATTGCGGCTCACTGTTTTGCGACATTAGTACCGGCAGAAATTAAAGCCTTTGCAGACGGTGAGAGTAGCGTAGAGTTTAATGAAAACATCAGAGGCGAAGATGTTTTTATAGTGCAAAGTACAAGCACACCAGTTAATGATAATCTAATGGAACTACTGATTATGATTGATGCGGCAAAACGCAGTAGTGCAAAACGAATTACAGCAGTTATACCATATTTTGGGTATGCGAGGCAAGATAGAAAAAGTGCAAGTCGTACTCCAATCACTGCTAAACTAGTTGCTAATTTGTTGACTACATCAGGTGCTGATAGAGTTCTAACAATGGACTTACATGCAGGACAGATACAGGGCTTCTTTGATATTCCAGTTGATGATTTAACAAGTCGTATTACGTTTGCAAAAGATATTAAACGAACACTAAAAACTTCTTCAAAGAATTGTGTGTTTGTTTCTCCAGATGCAGGCGGTACAGTACGTGCTAGAAAATTTGCTGATATGTTTCACGGAGACATTGCGATTGTTGACAAGCGTAGACCTAGAGCAGGCGTCAGCGAAGTTATGAATATCATTGGTGATGTTAAAGGACAACATGCTATTCTAGTAGATGATATTGTTGACAGTGGAGGAACATTGTGCAATGCCGCTCGGGCAATTATGGATGCTGGTGCATTGAGTGTTAGAGCATACATCACACATGGTGTATTAACTGGTAAAGCATGTCAGAAAGTTGAGGACAGTGTGCTGGAAGAACTTGTAATTACAGACAGTATTCAATTTCGCTGTCCTAAGGATTTAAAAAAGACAAGACAAGTTAGTGTATCCAAACTTTTTGGTGAAGCAATTCGTAGAGTTAGTAATGAAGAAAGTGTATCTTCATTATTCTTTAATCAAAAGGTGTAATATGTCAGAGTTAGCAAAGTCGCTATCTGAGGTAGTCGATTGGAAAAGTTTTTTTGAAATGCGACATTCAGTTGGTAACCAACTTAATGATAGAACGTTGCGTTTCTTAAAGTCAATTATACAAGATAAAGCAATTGAAAAAATGAGTGGTGGTAAGGTTCAGTATGTAGATTTGATTGGACAAGACCATCAGTTCGGAGAATACCGTATTGAAACAAAATGCGGTACAAACGTGTTAACAACTGGAACAGGTGCAGAGAAAATCAAATCTGTAACAGGTTCTATTAAGTTGAATAACACTCTAGGTTCAAGTCATGGCAGAACATTGCCAGATACATTTGATTATTTGATGATAGTTGATAATGATGCAGTAGCAATAGTAAAACACGAAAATGTTATACCTCATATAACAAACGGAGGCGATGGTCTTAGTGTTAAGTTACCGTATTCAGTGTTAGAATGGGTAGTCTCACCTGGTGAGTTTAGCCATGACAATTTTACAGATATACAGAGTGTGGATGTACTCGTACAACTAGACGAAGTAGTAGATAAAATAATCACAATGGCTATTGACAAATAGCACAAAAGGACTTAGAATATAATATATGTCAGACGTTAAAAACTATACAGCAGATTTACAAAACTTATTCGTACAGTTTATGATAACTGACCCTGAATTGTTCACAAGAGTTCGAGGAATTGTAGACCCTAGATATTTCGATAGAGGTACTAGACAAGTCGTACAATTTCTTACAGAACACAGTGAAGAATATTCAACTATGCCTTCAACTGATATGATTAAGGCAGAGACAGGGCAAGAGTTAGTAAAACTGGACAGCAAAGATATAGCCCAACATAGCGAATGGTTTGTAGATGAGTTTGAAACTTTCTGTAGGCATAAAGCAATTGAACGAGCAATCGTAGATAGTGCTGACCTATTAGAAACTGGCAACTATGGTGAAGTAGAACAACGGATTAAAGAAGCAGTACAAACAGGACTAGCACGTTCATTAGGTACTGACTACTTTGAGGATCCAAGGTCAGTGCTAAACAAGTTAAAAGATAATAACGGCCAACTATCGACAGGTTGGAAAGCATTGGATGATAAATTATATGGGGGCATTAATCGTGGAGAGATAACGATTTTTGCGGGCGGGTCCGGCGCTGGTAAATCTCTATTCATGCAGAATATGTCACTAAACTGGGCTTCGTTGGGCTTGAATTGTGTTTACTTCACTTTGGAACTTTCAGAAGAACTTTCAAGTATGCGTATGTATGCTATGCAAACGGATAGAAGCACAAAACGAATATTTAAAGAACTGGATGATGTCGAACTTCAAGTCAAAACTATCAGCAAAAAGTCTGGTATGTTGAGAATTAAGTATCTCCCTTCTGGTTCTACAGTTAATGATTTGCGTTCTTATATAAAAGAATTACAAATACAAACTGGTGTGAAAGTTGACTGTATGTGTGTAGATTATCTGGATTTGATGTCACCTGCAGGTCAGAAAGTTTCAGCGAGTGATTTGTTTATTAAAGACAAATACGTAACTGAGGAGTTAAGAAACTTTGCAATGGAATCAGAAACCGTTCTAGTTACTGCTTCTCAGTTAAATCGTTCTGCCGTAGAAGAAATTGAGTTTGACCATTCACATATTGCTGGTGGTATCTCAAAAATTCAAACAGCAGATAATGTTATTGGCATCTTTACAAGTAACCAGATGCGTGAACGTGGACATTATCAACTACAACTTCTTAAAACACGTTCTTCTAGTGGTGTCGGTTCTAAAGTTAATCTAGTATTTGATAGGGATAGTTTGCGTATTAGTGATGCAGATAGTGATGAAGAATTCAGTGGTGTCGGCGAATCTACAGATAATCAAACATCTAAAGTGATGGCAAATCTAAAGAAATCAACAACAGTAACAAAAAAAGATGAAGAAAATTCAGCACCAGTAGAGAAAACAGATGCGGCCAATGCCCTTAGAGCAATGGCACGAAGCAAGAAATCCAGCCCTTTTGACGCAAATTGATAAATACTGTAACGGAGATTAAAATGAATAGACCACGTAAGAGCCTATTTGACGAATTAAACTCACTTGCATTATCAAGTGATAGAGAACGTTTTGTCGAGCAAAAAGGTGAACATATTATTTCTGGCGCTTTAAACCTAATTGAATTCATTCAAAGAGAATTCGATGAAGATACTGCGGCGGACTTATCAAAGCGTCTTGTCAACAGTATCAAAAGTGGTGACATGCGCAAGTTCAAACGGGGTATAATTAGTGCTAAGAAGAAGTAAATGGATTTTGAACAACAGTTACATCAATTAAAAGTACTCGCAGGCATATACAAACCCTACGATGTTTCTAAGCACCAAGAGAACATCTCCCATACTGGAACCGAAAAAGGTGAATATCAGCGTAAGCATAATATTCAACCTGGTACAGATGAATGGTTTAGATTATGGTTTGCTAGACCTGGACTAACAGGTGAGCAACCACATGGGAAGAGAACATGAAAATTAGTGAAATTATATTAAGTCAAGGATTAAATCGTAGATTTAGAGGTCCACGTAAGCCTCGTTTAAAGCAAAAAGGATTTCATCAGCGCATGAAAGCCTTAAGTGATGCAAAGCAATTAGAAGAAGATAAGAATACACACTTAGACCATGCAGAAGAATTAGTATTCAATCAAGGCACACAAGGTATTAAACGTGTTGTAACTACATTCTCACATTTATTGGATGCAGTAGATGGCGCACAATCAGGTGATTCTATTACTACAAAATGGGACGGTTCACCGGCGGTGTTTGCAGGCATTGACCCGGAAGATGGTCAGTTTTTTGTAGGAACTAAAGGTGTATTTGCTAAAACTCCTAAATTAAATAAAACAAAAGATGATATTAAACGTAACCATTCTGATACTACTAAGAATGGAGAACCAGTAAGCAAAGAAGGTTTACGTAATAAACTATATCGTTCTTTAGAGGGACTAAAAGACTTAAATATTCAAGGCGTATTACAAGGTGACATGCTTTTTACACAAGAAGATTTGAAAGAAGTTATGATTGATGGCGAAAAGATGTTAGCATTCAAGCCTAATACAATCACGTATGTCGTCCCAGCAAATAGTAAGACAGCAAAAGAAATGAGAGCCGCAGATATGGGTATTGTATTCCATACAAGTTACTCAGGTGATAGTGTTGCTAATATGAAAGCATCTTTTGGATTTGACTCAAGTTCATTGACTCCTAGTAGTAACGTTTGGTTTACAGATGCACGTATTAAAGATGTATCTGGTCAAGTACAGATGTCAGGTGATGAAGTAAAAGCAATTAAAACAGCAATAAAAGAATTAGCAGGCATGACAGTTGATGAGAAAGCATTTAAAATAATTGATGCACAACTACCATTAAGCCTCACAACAGAATTAAAAGCACATGCAAACAAACCAATAAGAAGCGGACAAGCATTTGAACAAGATGCTAGTAAGTTTGCAAAAGATTTCTATACTAAAGTACATGATACATATGAAAAAGCAATTGAAAAACTGAAAACTGGACGTGAAGGGTCAGCAGGCCAAAGAAAAGTCGCACAACAGCAGGAAATGTTGCAATTCATAGAACAAAATGCACAAAGTATTGCGACAATGTATACTGCGTATCTAAAAGTAGAAGCAATCAAAATGATGTTTCAACGTAAGATGCGTGATATAAAATCTATTGACAGTTTTATTGAGCAACCAGACGGTTCATTCAAAGTAACCGACCCAGAAGGTTTTGTTATTGTTGACCATATTGGTAGAGCAATGAAGATTGTAGATAGATTAGAGTTCTCAGCGGCGAACTTCGCTCCTAGAGATTGATTTTAACTTAACCAACTAAATATTATGGGAAAAAGAGCAGTACCACATGTAAAGACCCCAAAGAGAGGTCAAAAGGCAACTAAGAAAAATTTATCGCATTCAACATTTGTAGCGAAGCATCATCCAAATAGTAAAAGAGTAACAAGTGGAGCGATAACATAGTAAAGAAAGATAAATACTATTATGTTAACGAATAAGTGTAAAGAACATTGCAAATCAGTTGGGCAAACACGATGGCAACATTTTAGATTTGCAACAGGAATGGCATTACAGATGCAAGTAGTCACAATCGCATTATTAATACATGCGTTAATTCCTAGGTTCTTTACAAGTACAGCGAGTGATAGAATTTTTACACTTGCTAAACGAATGGAAGAACAAAAAAATGGGAAATAATACAGAATTAAGAAAGTTCATTGATGCAGTTCAAACTGTAAAACAAGAACCTATAGTAGAAGTAACTTTAGAAGACACACAAGACTTCCATGAAGAATATGGTTATCTTGCATATTGTGAAGACGGTCTATTCGAGGCAGAATACCAAGGTCGTACTGTTAAACTAAACAAACCAATGGCAGGTGATACTAAAAAATTTAAAGTATACGTAAAGAATCCAAAAGGTAATGTAGTTAAAGTTAACTTTGGGCAGAAGGGCGTTAAGATTAAGAAATCTAATCCGGCACGTAGAAAGTCGTTTAGAGCAAGACATAATTGCGAGAACCCAGGACCAAAACACAAGGCACGTTATTGGAGTTGCAGAAAATGGTAAACAAAATTCAATTTGTTAATACGCTATCTGAAAGTAGACTTTTCAGAACGAAACAAATTGCCGCTAAAGTAAAGATTGACGATGCATCAGACTTAGCATTCTGTCACTTTTTAGTATTAAATGTGATGAATAAAGATTATGACTTTGCTCCGTTGGCAGGCAACTATGCAGACAAGACGATGCAGTTTAGAAATTTTGATTACTTTAGAACAAACGGTACTGACTTGTACATGGCATTGAATAGGCTAATGGGCAAGGATGTAGATAATAGTGATGATAAAGATGAAATCGCTAGTAAGCGTATTGCTATTAATAAAGCAGATGTTTTAAGATATCTACTACACATAGGTGGTAATAAGTCAGATTCTGGCTTTGAACAAAGATATTTGTTACGTTTTCAGAGAGACTTGAATGTACAAGATGGTATGCTAAAATCTATACGTAGATTAGTAGGTGATTGGGATAATCTTAATCAAAATCAAAAAGCATTAGTAGTAACTAGGTTAGTGCAATGGTTTAGAGCAAAAGCAAGACGTTCTGAACTTCTACCAGCACTAGAGAGATTACAAAAGCGTGGAAACTATTCAGTAAATGACAGTAAAGACAAAAAGAAGAAGATGTGGGATAATCCAATCGCACAGGCGGCAGGAGTTATTGGTGCAATCGGTGGCGCAAGAGCATTGGGGAAACGTCTTGGGACTACATCTTATAGAAATAAGCGAGAATTAGGTAATAAATACCGCTAAAAACCCGATTTTTAGTTAAAAAAGATAAATAATACTGTAGGGGACATGAGTTCCCCAAGGTTAAAAAACATTTTTAGGAGATATAAAATGGCAAAAGTACACGAATCATATGATGCAGGTCAATTCCTTACAGGCTCACTAACTCATTTCACAGTTGGTCTAACAGGCATGGCGGCTTCTGACATGAAACATCTAGTAGAAACAGCAGGCACACGTGCTACTGTAGTAATTCTTGGCGCAATCGACTCTGACGCAGTACGCATCGCAGTTGAAAACAACGGCGCATGGACAGACGCTTCTTTAGACGCGGCTCTAGGTGGTGCATGGACAGTGGCAGACTTCGCATACTAAGATATACCCCCCACGTTTCATTTAATTGAAACACCCGAACTTTTAAGTTCAACCCCACGAAAAGGCCCTCGTATGAGGGCTTTTTTACGGACATATTTCCTTTTTTAGATAAATATAGTTAACACATTAGGAGATTATTAAGATGGCAAAAATACACGGAGCCGCATCAGCAGGCGAACATCTTTCAGGTAACATGAACTTTTACACAATGTATGTAAAAGGATTAGATATTACACATACAGGCGATATATTAGACCAGTCACAACAGAACTTAGACGATGTTGTTAACATCGTTTCACTAATTGCACAACCAATTATTATGAATAATCCATTGCCAGTCACACTAGACGGTTTAGCACCAACACTAACAGGTCCAGGTATGCTATTCAAGTTTGCAGTGGAACATGGTGAAGTTTTTGAACGTGGCGGAGATAATGTTTCTATTTTGAATCAAATCTTTCTTGGCACAACAATTGACGGCGTTACATTAGAACCTGCAAATGCTGAGTTCTCAATGTCAGATATTCTTTAATGGTATGGTCGCAATTAATAGACAATAGAAAACAAACTTCTTCCTGGGATATGGATAGGGAAGTTAGCGTTGACACTATTAATGAAATAATGGCAGAGGTTCACCGGCGTTCTCCATCAAAGCAGAATGTTGTGCAGTACGATATTAGTATTATCGGTTGGGATGATAAAGAATTTAGAAATAAATTTAAACAATTTACACTAAAAGAACCAAACCAAGAAGATAGTTTATTCAATACACAAATTCTTGCTCCTTGGTTATTAATATTCACTAAACGACAAGATGCTCCTATCGATAGGTATACTCCCGATGTAAATAAAGATTTATTGACAGCAATGTATAATGAATATACATTAGTCGGGTGTGAAGTAGGTATGGCGGCCATGAATATTTCTTTATCTGCGGCATCACGTGGGTTATCTACTGGTTTTTGCAAATGTTTTGATTGGAATTATAAACATAGTAGTGATATCTTAGAATATCTTGGCATCAGTGAGTTGAAAGACATACATCTATCAATGGGATTAGGTTATGGTTCAAGCGAAAAAAGAACATTAGACTTGACAACAAACGAAATGGTCAATTCTGAGGTAAGAGCAGGCAACTTATGGAAGATAGAACCTAAAGTCACAATGGATAGTTATATAAAATTTATTTAATGGGACAGGCTATACGCCGTTCGAATCAAAGGACCTTCGGGTCCTTTTTTTTGTGCGAAGATAAATAATATTAACATAAATGATAAATACAATTAACAACTATTCCGAGGAGTTCAGTGATGGCTGACCGAGATTTAAAAATTGCACAATTAGAAACAGAAAGTCTGGAGACGCATGTTGCAGTATGTTATGAAAGATATAAAAATACTGCCGACTCATTAGAACGACTTGAAACATTAATTGAGAAAAATGCAAATGAAACCAAAGAAGGTTTCCAAGAATTAAAAAAGTTAGTAGTATGGTCAGCGAGTACGTTGTTCACTACTATGTTGATTGCATTACTTACATCAGTATTTAAAGTATTAGGATAATACAAATGTTAATGAATGAACTATATGAACCAGAAATGTATGAAGCGAAACTAGTATATGCCCGTAAAGGTAGAAGCATTGTTCGTAAGTATAGATGTAGTTCAGGAAGATTAAAAGGGAAAACGGTCGCATCACCGTCGTCTTGTTTTAAACCAGTTGATATTAAAAAGAGGTTTACATTAGCAAGAACAAAAGCAAAAATGGGTGCTAGAATGAAACGTAAAGCGAAAATGACGAAGCGTCTTAATCCAGCAAGTAAGAGATTAAAGACATTAAATAGAAGGTAGGAGAGAGACATGAGTTTAAGTAAACAAATTAAAGATTCTATGGTAGAAAGTATTAACGACAAGATTGCAGATATTGCCGACTTAGTTGGTGAGAAGGGTGAAATTGTAACTGATAGAATGAAAACTCTAGGGTTCTCTGAATATGTACAATTAATGAAAGCAGTCAAAGAAGTAGATGAAGAAAGTGCAAGAGATATTCTAGGTCTTGGGCTAGAGGAAGGCACAATGGTTGGCGGAGTTGTTAAGTATGACGGTCAATCAGAAGAAGAATATGCTAAGGCAATAAAATTATATAATGAGTTTGTGTCTAAACCTCGCCCAGCGAATGAAGAAACAAATGACATGATTATGTCTTTTATTTTCGATGATGAACTATTAGATGATATGTATGATGCACAGAAAGCCGGAGATACAGATGTCAGACCTATGGTTCTCAAAAGAATGGGTGAACTAGGATTGAATGAAGCAAACGAAGTAAATGAATATGTACAAGATAGTCCAGAACAAGGCTTTGGTGGACAAGAGAAAAGTTTTATCCATGACTTGTGTATGATGCATGATGGTGTTAAAAGAGACCCAGCAGGATTAAAATATCTTGGAACATCTGAGATGTGGGATGAAGGCAATATTCTAAAAGATAAAGGTAAATTAACTACTCTAATGCTTTGGGTTAAGAAAAACAAAGACGATGTTGCAAAACGTTTTTCACGTCACTTTAATACTTATAGCAACAAAGGTGAAGCATCAGATGGTAACCAAATTATTCAAAACATTATTGGAAAGATTGGTACAGTAAATGAAAGTATCAATGAAGAAAAAGTTCTTGCACAGAACGGAGATTATAAAGCAGTAACAAAAGATGAAGTTGTTCGTATTATGCACAATGATAAAGAAATCGCATCAGGTGACTTCGACAGTGGCGCAGATGGTTGGTTTCTATCTTGGGATGACATGAAAGGACAAAAATTCTTTAGTGATGCACAGGATATGGTAGATTCATTCGCAGTAAAATACGGTATTATTCGTTACCCAGATACAGCAATCTCATATATTAAAAATGATGGCAATGGTTGGGAACACATCTATGATAAGTCATACGGCTTCAAAGGCCCGGTAGATAAGAAAGATATGCAACATGCTAGTAAGATTGCAAAAGAAAAGATTCCATCACGTATGTTTAAAGAACAATATTCTGGTGGAGGTACTGTAGGTACAATGTCACCAGGAGAGCAGAGAGCGGCACAGGCAAAACAAGGACAGCAGGCCGCTAATCCAGCCGCAGACAGAAATAAAAAGACACAAGCACTACAACGTTTAGGACGTAAGAATTTAGGTGGCGCAACCGCACAACAGGCGGCAGATGCCATTGACAGAGCGACACAAGGTGAACCATTGACTCCAATTCAGAGAAAAGCAATGGCGCATCAATCACAGAATTTGGATGCTTTGGCGAGTAATCCAAAAACTGCAATGCAGTTTAGAAATCTACTTAATAAGTTAAATCAAGGATAAGTACAAATGAGATTAACAGAAATATTAGGCGGATTATATGTAATGATTAGTGAAGAAGAAAGTGATTTAATCACTAAATTCTTTATTGAACAAGATTACGTAAATGAAACGCAACTATCCGAGCGAGAGCAACATCTTGCCGAGAAGTTAACACACAAGGGAGTGTTAATGCCAACTTTGCGTGGATATAGAACAGCATAACTTACGGAGGACTAAATGAACACAAGTAAAAAAGATGTAGATGCAATGGCAACGTTACTCAATAACTTGAGTGGTAAACCAAAAAAGCAAGTCGTTTCTGAATCAACGAATACCGGTGATATCCAAGTAACTGGCAAGCAACAGAATATTGATGCAATGGCGAAAATTCTTAAGGGTTTTAATGATGCGACATCTAATGTAGCAAAGAAGATTAAAACTACAATCAATGAATCAACCAGAACCGATAAAGGTGTAGATATCGGCCATTTCTCAGTGGAGAAGCATGACGATACCTACAATATACGAGATAATAGAACAAACGATACTTTGTTTGAAGATATTAAGTTATATGAAACTGTATGTGTTATTGCAAAATACCTTAATGAAGGTAAAAAAATCAACTC